GGTCGCCGTACTATCCGGCGTCGCTCGCCGCGATTGGCGACATCGAGTGCGACGTCATGGACGATCCTGACGTCCTGATGGAAGGGCAGGTCGACAACACCGTCGTCTCGATCGCAGCGATCGGTGCGAACGTCGACATCACTGCGAGCGCCGGCGAGCCGCTCAATGGCCTCTCCAAGGAGGTCATCGCCGGAGCCGGCATCGCCGTCACCGCCACCTTGCCCCTGCGCATCCACGGGTTCACGTCGCACCCGGATAACGACAAAGCGAGCGCGTTCGCGCGGCTGCTCGTGTCGCTGAATACGCAGGGCAATCTGGCCCGCCTCGGCATCTAGCAGCAGCGGGAAAGGAGCAACAGCAATGTCTATCAATCTCGCAGCTATCGCCAAGATGCTGAACGAGGGCCTCTACAGCCTCACCGGCGACTACTCGATGATCCCGACCCAGTGGGGCGAGGTCTTCGACATCGGTCCTGTGTCCGACAAGGCGCAGGAATCGTCTTTGGAAACCCGCACCTTCGGCGTGGCTCAGGAGCAGACGGAAGGCGCCGCGGTGTTCATGGACAACAATGCCGGCCAGCGCTTCAGCTACAACACCGTGCACATCGGCATCGGCCTCGGCTTCATCATCACGCGCAACGCGCTCATGGACAATCAGTACCAAAGCGACTGGAAGCCGGGCGTCGAGGATCTCAAGCAGTCGTTCCAGCAGACCAAGGAGATCCGCGCCGCCAACATCCTGAACTTCGGCAACGTCTACGACGCCAATATCCAGGGTGACGGTGTCGCTCTGTTCAGCACGGTGCACATCATCGATGGCGGCACCCAGGCCAACCGGCCGACGGTCGACATCGAGCTGCAGGAAGCGGCGATCGAGGCCGAGTACACGCGGGTGCGCGGCTTCCGCAATGCGGCAGGGCTCAAGATCATGGCCCGGATCCGCAAGCTGATCGTGCCGCCGGCGCTGGAGTTCACCGCCGACCGCATCCTCTACTCAGAGCAGCGCGTCGGGACGGCGGACAACGACGTCAACGCTCTCCGGCGCAAACGCTCCGTGCCGGAAGGTTATGCCGTCATGGACTTCCTCTCCTCGGCGAAGGCCTGGTTCCTCAAGACGGACGTCAAGAAGGGCCTCACCTATACCGAGCGCGAGGCGTTCGAGTCCGACGTCGTGCCCGATTGGGAAACCCGGTCGGTCAAGACCAGGGGGTACGAAAGGTACTCGTTTTGGTACAGAGATTGGCGTGGATGTGACGGAGTATTCCCCACCTGACCTCTGAGTGAATCCTTTACTCCGCAATGCGTTATGCCAGCGCATTGCGGAGACACCGCTACGCAACCCCATGGATGGCCGCTCCAGCGGCTGGACCTAGGAGGGCCTGTCCAAAATGACCACCCATTTCTCCAACATCACCAACATCGCTTCGTCTCACGGCCTGCGCGAGCTGCCGGCGCCGTTCCCGGCGAAGATGCACGCCTTCTTCGACGACTTCGACCGCTACGTCGCGGCCGAATGGGACGTGACCGAGACCCAGGCCGGCGCCACCCAGGCGCTGACCCCCGCCGATGGCGGCAAGCTGCTGCTGACCAACAGCGCGGCCGACAACGACGTCAACTCCGTCCAGGTGCCGGTCGCCAGCTTCCTGATCACCGGCAACAAGAAGGCCTATTTCGGTGCCCGCTTCCAGGTCTCCGATGCGGTCGATTCCGATGTCGTCATCGGCATGGCCCTCGACCAGGGCGCCGCCGCCACCCTGACTCCGACCCACGGCATCTTCTTCCGCAAGAGCGATGATGCCGCCAACATCGTCGGCGTCGTCCGCAATGCCGGCGTCGAAACGGTCACGGCGACATTGCTCGCGATTGCCGCTGCGACCGAATACGACGTCTTCTGGCACTACAACGGTGCCGATGCCGTCGAGTTCGAGGTGCGCTTGGCCTCCGATGGCTCGCTCGTCGGCCGTGCTTCGGTCGTGCTCACCAACCTGCCGAGCGGCACGCTGCTGGCGCCGATCGCCTTCCTGCAGAACGGCGCGGCTGCGGCCAAGACCCTGACCATCGACTACCTGTTCGCCGCGAAAGAGCGGTGATCCATGAGCACCGCCCCGATCCAATACGCTGACCGGATCGCCGCCACCGGCAACGTCCAGAAGGGCGGCACCAACCTCGTCGATCGGACGCGCGTCCGGCAGATCATCGTCTGTCCGACCGCTGTCGCGGGGTCTTTCATTCTGCGGCAGAGCAGCGGCGCTGGCGCCGTCCGCCTGCCGCAGGTCGACACACCGGCGGCCGCCGGTGCCACGTTCCCGATCGACATTCCCGATGGGCTTGTCTTCGAGGACGGCGGCATCCACGCCACGATCGCCGACTGCGCGCTGGTGATCGGCTATGGCTAAGCAGGAACTCACCGACAACGGCGAGCGCTACACCGATGCCGCCGGCACGGTGTGGGACCAGGTCACGTTCCGCAAGCTGAAGAACGGCGAATACATGCGGGTGCTGCTCGAACAATACGGGCGGCGCCTGCTGGTTCAGTTCGGCCACGCCGGCGTCGACGATCCCAACGTCATGTACTGGCTGTGGGAGCAGCCGCTGCAACCGGAGGACGCCGTCTGCGTCGTCGGCGACCTGACCTTCGGCATGCTCGGCGCCACCAAGAACACCGATGGCCACATCGAACAGGTGAGGCTGGCGAAGGTAAGTCTTGAGGCCAAGGTCGCCGGTCTCGCCACCGAGCTGCGCGACCTCAAAGACGCGCCGAAGAAGGAGGGCTGACGATGCCCAAGGAGTTCACCGATTGCATCGATGGCGGCGGTCGCGTCCGCACGGTCAAGCCGAGCGAAGGCACGCACGTGCCGGTGTGCTTCGACGACGAAGGCAGCCACGCCGGCGAGGTCAAGAAGACCCGCGGCTACGCCCGGGGCGGCCGCGTGATCCGCGATCATCAGATGCGGTTCAAGTCGCATATCCCGGACGAGTGCAAATGAAGCTCGGTGATCGCCTGCGCAATCCCGAGTCCGGCTGGTCGGGCACGATCACCAATCTGTTCGATGATGAAGCCGTGCCGGTGGACGAGATTGAGAATCCGAGCGCCGTTGTCGTCCACCTCGACGAGCCGCTCGGCAACGGCCGGTGGCTCACGCTGGGCCCGCTCAAGCCGGGCGACATCCGCCCCGCGAGGCTGCACTGAGATGGCCGCCGAACTTGTCGTTATCCACGACACCAATTTCCGAAACCCGGTCGCCACTCTGCGGCTTATCGCAGATCAGATCGAGGAGGGCAAGTACGGCGAACTTGGCTCGGCTGCTCTCGTGCTGCTCGGTGACGAGATGTCGGTTTTCGGCATAGGCCAAGACTCTGAGGCGCCCTCGGTTGCCCTCCTGCTGCACGCCGGCTTCATGCGGCTGTCGGTCGAGGAGCACGGCAAATGACGACCAGCGGCACCTTCACGTTCCAGCCGGACTACGCCGACCTCGTCACAGAGTCGTGGGAGAGGGTTGGCAAGGGGCGCGACAGCATGCCCGGCGATCTCGCGCGATCGGCCCGGATGTCGCTCAACCTGATGTTCACCGGCGAGTGGGCGAACAGCGGGGTCAAGCTGTGGGCCATCGACTTGCAGACACAGGTCCTCACGCCGGGCGACTTCGACTACGCCGCGCCGGTCGGCACGATCGCCATCCTCGACGCCTGGATCACGAGGGCCTCGTCCTCGACCGACCAGCTGATCACCGGCCTCAGCCGTTCCGAGTATTCGAGCCTCGCCAACAAGCTCTCGCAGAGTACGCCGACGCAGTTCTACTTCGACCGCCAGATCGCGCCGGTCATCAACCTGTGGCCGGTGCCGGCGGTGGCCGACACCCTGAAGTATTACCGGCTGCGGCGGATGCAGACCGTGACCGCGGCCGCCGAGACGCCGGACGCGCCCGACCTCTGGTTCGATGCGATCTGCGCCGGGCTCGCCGTTCGCTTCGCCGAGAAGTGGGCGCCGGAGCGGCTCGAGGAGAAGCAAAGACTGGCCGCCACCGCCCTGGCGTTGGCGATGGGCGAGAACCGCGAGCGCGTTCCGACGAAGATCCGTCCCCAATTCGACGCCTACAGGGTGCACTGATGCTCGGCGGCGGGACGCATTATCGCGTCGATCCCAACAACCCCGACCCGCTGGCGCGGTGCGATCGGTGCGGGTTCACCTACAACCTCAGCGATCTTCGGCCGCAGATGGAGTGGCGGGGGCTGGCGCTCGCCGACACCGGCTGGAAGGTCTGCCCGCGCTGCCTCGACCAGCCGGACCCGCAGCTGCGGACCGTCATCCTCAAGCCTGATCCGGAGTCCGTGATCGAAGCGCGGCCGACCGAATTGCCGGGCGAGTTCGAGGAATGAGCAGCTACAGCGCGTTCACCCAGCGGGTGAGGGACGAGGCCGAGATTCGGGCCGATGACGCCAAGTTCACGGCGCAGTGGCCGGCGATGCTGCTCGACGCCGAGACCCGATTGCTGCGGGATCTCGATCCATTGGTTGCCCGCAAGTACCTGCAGACGACCTTCAGCTTGGTGCCAGCGGTGCTCGGCCGCCTCGGCACGCCACCTGAGCTGCTGGTGGTGCGCGAGCTTGGCTTTTTCACGCCGGCGGGGACGACCACGAAGTACAACCCCATCGACCGCAAGACCGAGGGCTTCATCAAGGACTACTGGCTGGACCGCAGCATCACCGGCCTGCCGAAGTTCTTCTGCGAGCTCGCCCACAACCAGGTGCTCGTCGCACCATCGCCCAACGCCGCCTACACGGTCGAGATCGCGGGCACCTATCGCGTGGCTTCGCTGGCCGTGGCCTCGCCGAACGACGGCACCCAGACGACGTACCTTTCGACCTTCCACGGCGATCTGCTCTTCGCCGCTTCGATGGTGCAGGTCGCCGGCTTCAAGAAGAATTACGGCGCGATGGCCGATGATCCGGCGTCGGCGATGTCGTGGGAGGCGATCTATCAGCGGCTCCTGCCGGGCGCGCAGATGGAGGAGGGCCGCCGCAAGTCGGGCTCCTACGCCGACGAGTCGAAGACCCAACCGCCGGAACGTAACGCGGTGCAGTAGGCGTGGCTGACAACGTTCCCACCGTCACCGACCCGGCAGGACCGGCCATTGCGACGGACGAAGTCGGCTCGCGGCACTTCCAGCTGATCAAGCAGACCTTCGGGCCGGCCAACGTCGAGCCGACTGTCGTCGACGACGCCCTCGGCAGCCGCCACCCGGTCAAGGTCGGCGAGCTGCTCGGCGCGACGAGCCTTGCCAATGGTTCGGCCAACGTGAGCACGGGCGGCGGCAACATCCTGGCCGCCCGGACAACGCGGCGTCGCGTGATCTTCACGCACCGCGGCAGCGGCGGTGACGTCTGGCTCGGCGCCGCCGGCGTGGCGGTCGGCACTGGCGCCTTCCTGCCGGCCATCGCTGGCGCCAGCCAGATCCTTAACACCCGCGCGGCGGTCGACGGGATCGCGGACGGCACGAACGCTTCCATCGGCATCATCGAGGAATACGACTGATGATCTTCCGCCGCCTGCTCATCGCCGGACTGCTGTGGCTCGCCGCGGGCAGCGCGTGGGCGCAGGCGCCCAGCCTCGTCGACGATACGTCCTATTCGCCGAACCTGACGCGCTTCGCGCCGATCGGCGGCGAAGTCGACGACGCCGGCACCGATACCGTCGGCGAGGGCAACGCCGGTGCCGCGAGGATCACGCCGCAACGCGGCTGGCATGTGAACCTGCGCGACAACAGCGGTTCCGAACTCGGCATCACGGCGAGCCCGCTTGTTACTCGGATCGGCGACGGCACCGATCTCGCCACGGTCCTGAACCTGGCCGGCGAGGACCCGCTGGCGGTGGCGATCGTCGACGGCGCCGGCGCCCAGATCACCAGCTTCGGCGGCGGTACGCAGTATACGGAGGGCGATACCGACGCCACGATCACCGGCACGGCCTTCCTGTGGGAGGATGCCGGCAACACCCTGCGGCCGGTGGCGTCCGGCACGCCCCTCCCGATCACCTGCATCAGCGGGTGCGGCGGCTCGGGCGGCACGGCCTCGACCGACGATACGGCCTTCACCGCAGGGGCCGGCAGCGGCACGCCGGCCATGGGGTTCGCCACGTCCGATGTCGTTAACGCCGGCGACGTCGGCGTCCTGCGGATGACCACGACGCGCGATCTCATGGTGACGCACGTCGATTCGTCCGGGACCGACATAACCAGCACGACCTCCGACGCGTTGCGCGTCCAACTGGTCTCGCCGGCCGGCGATGGTGCTGCGCCATACGATCAGGACGGCACCGGTATGCTGATCGTCAATCTGGTCGACCCCGACGGCGCGGTCCTGTCGACCACAAGCCAGCAGATGAACGTGCGCGTCCAAGGCCAGGTGGCGCACGATGCGGCGGTCAGCGGCAACCCCGTCAACATCGCCGGCGTGGCGAGCGCGGCCGAGCCGGCCGATGTGAGCGCCGACCAGGATGTCGCGCGCCTCTGGGTGCTGCGCAGCGGCCTCCTGCCGACGACCATCCGCGACGGCGCCGGCGACAGCGCGATGGACGATGCCAACGACGCGCTCCGCGTCAACATTGTCGCCGGTGCGGGCAGCGGCGGCACATCTTCGACGGACGATGGCGCCTTCACCGCCGGCAGCGGCTCCGGCACCCCGATGATGGGCTTCGTCACGACCGACGACGTCGACGCCGGCGATGTCGGCGTGGTCGCCATGACCGACGACCGCGCCATGCACGTCAACCTGCGGCGCGATGACGGCTCGGAAGCTGGGGTTATCGGCGGCCCGCTCTACGTCCACCCGAACATCTCATCCCCGTCGTCCGGCAACATTACCGCCAACGGCCAGTCGATCACGATGAGCCAGCTCGGCAACCTCGCCGGGGTGTCCGTGCAGTTGGCCGGGACATGGGTGGGGACGATCCAGTTCGAGGGTACCGTCGACGGCACGAATTGGGTGGCGGTCGACAGCTGGCCGAGCACGGGCACCACGGCCGTTACCAGCGCGACGGCCAACGGCGTCTGGTCGGCGTCGATCGCGGGTTATACGCAGTTCCGGGCCCGGTCTTCCGCTTGGACGAGC